CCAGGATCTACGCTTGGAAATGCCCAAGCCATCTCAGCGTCGTCAGACGCTACTGGTTCATTCATCTTCATCATCTTCTCGCATTAAATCGTCAATAATATCTAGCGCCCTCTTCAGGCCTAGATGTTCCCCAACCATGCGCTGATAGGCGTCCCATGACGCAGCATGTCCTGCTGCTAGGGCAAGGCTTATTTCAGCCTGACGCGATTTCAAAGCGCCGATGAGGTCCGATATGGTTCTCACTTTTTCTTGTTTAGATTCGATAAGCCTCCTTTGTTTTGATTGGCAGGTTTTGGTGCGCTGCTTTTGGATTGCAAGCTCGTGCCATCAAGGGCTGCGCCCATGGCAATACGCTTGTGATAAGGCACAGCTTCCAGGTCTTTGAGGTTATTGGATGGTTGGGCCACGGAGACCTCCTAAGTTGCGTTGTGCTTCGTTCTGAAGCCGGATAGCAGTTTCATACTGCTCTGCCTGCAAGCGCTCATCCTGTTGGGTGAGTCGCGCAGTTTCGATGCGCTCTTTGGTGAGGTTGTCTGTAGCGTTAAGCGCCACATCCAACTGATCACGCTCAGCAGCGCGTTGTTGTTCAGACTGCAGGCGAGCCATTTCAAGTTGGGCCTTTTGCTGCATGTCCTGACCTTTGAGTTGCATCTCAGCCTGATCACGCTGTGCGCGACGCTGCGTTTCAGCCATGGAAGTTTCACGCAGGACCATAGCTTCAGGCGGCAGTTGCGGCTGAGGCGTAAGTTGCTGCATGGCTTGCAGTAGCTGTTGAATGAGCGGCAGAATCTGTTGGAAGGCTTGTTCGCTGTCATCCTTCACATGCTGCGACACAATGGCCAAAGTCTTATCGATCTCGGCTGTCATGCGCTGGTTCTGGTACTCATCTTCATCCATAGGCTTGCCACGCAACTTATGCAGGTAGCCCTGGCTGCGGTTTAAGTACCACAAAACCATGTGCTGCTTGATGTGCTCGAGCACCCGCGGCAGGTAAATCGATGCCATGATGGGATTGCCACCAAACGCAGGGTTGAGCGCAAAGTCTAAGTGCGATTGGATGTGCGCCAAATGGTCCTGGTGCATGTAAGCGTAGCCATTTTGGCCAAGTGACATGGCCACGTTCTCATCCACTGCCGAAAGCTCATTAGGTGACGGCGTGTTCTTGAGCAATTCGTTGTAACCAGGGATTTTTAGCTGCTTTAAGAGCCTTTCTTCGACGGCGCGTCGGTCATAGAGGTCTGGTGCCTTGTCCGCACGGGCCAATACCGCCTGAATCTGGGCCATGCGCTGGGTTTCGCTGAAAATATGCGGATCAGATACTGGTACAACGTCGCCATTAAGTTCAAAGTCTGAAGTTTCAATCTCAAGATCGGCCACCACCTCGCCACGGCGCATATCTTTGAGATACCAGCGGTTTAGACGCCCCAAAACACGCAGCAAACGGGCTTGCGACGAGTGCAAACGGCTGTGAATAGCAGAAAAGACGGCTGCGCCCTGCTCAATCAAGGCTTGTGTGGTACCTACAGGGGCCTGTGCGGTTACATCAGCGATCTTTTCCTCTGCGGTGGTCACTACTCCCTTAGTTGCCTTATCAAGCCAGCCTAGAAGCTCGTAAAGCACCGCTGATGGCGGGTTAAACGGCATGGGCATGGCTAGTTTTTTGATGTCATCCACGCCTGGCGCAGCTTCAATCTCAACAACCTGCGTAATATCGACCTGCTGAGACTGCCCAGAGACCTTGGCGCTCTTAAACTTTAGTAGTGCCGGGGCATTATTGATGTGCGCCGAGTCTAAAAGTGCTCGTAAGGTGCCTGTAAGGGCAGCAGACAGGCCACCAATCAGGTGAGGCATGCCGATAGCATAAGCACCACGCCATGGGATAAATTTATATTCGACAACCCAGTCAAGCTTTGACATGGTTTCATCGCCATCTTCCCAGTTTCGGTACAAACCAACCACTTCCGTGTCCAGTTTGTCGATCATCAGGATGTATGGGGCCATTTCACCGTTGGCTACACCGTCTTCTTCGACCTCGAGGTAGGTGTAAGTATGGAAAACAGTCCTTAAACCGTCGTCATTCTCGTCATACTTGCGGCCTTCAATCTTGTTGTTAGCTTTTTCTGCCCGTGTTTCATCTGGCTCCATAGTGGCGCGGATCAAATCCACCTCTTTGTACATGCCTGAGTCCACACGAGACTTAAATTCAAACTCGGTAAGCTCGTGAATCTCTGTCGCACGCTGGGCGGTGTAGAAATTTGACGCGGCAAATGGGATCAAAACCTTGTCGATGGGCAAAAACTCGGCGCATGGACGCAGCTTTTTCTCATCCCAGTACAGTTTGAGGTACTGCGAGCCTCCAAGTGGCAGTTGCGTGAGCAGTTGCTCTTGCTCATCTTTGAATTCCTCGATCTGCTCAGTCAGTTGCCAGTTCATCCAGTCGCGTTTGCGCTCGGCACGCTCTGTTTTTTCTTTGTCAACCTTGCCTAAGATCTTGGTTTTGACTGGGCCATCAGGCGGGAAAAGCTCTTTGATCGCACGGCTTGCAAAATCCACGCAGGCTTCAGCCATGGCCGGGTGAACAACCTTGCTTGCACCCATGAAAGTTGCGCCACCAGGGGCGTCTTTGCCCATGCCGGTACGCTTTAAACCCTCTTCGTACTGCTTATCGCGGTCTTCCCTGGCCTGTTTGTCCTTATCGATCAGCCCGATGTAGCGCAAAGCCAAGGCTTGCAGCTTGACGGTGTCGATTTTGAGCGCCAGGTTTTCATAAAAATCAGGCGATTCTTCTGGGCCTTTGAGGTTATCCATCGTGACGCGCACGCGGCCATCAGGCAACTCTTCGAGTTCTGCTTGATCAGCAGGAATCTCAACCTCTAGCCCCTCTTCCATGTCCTCTTCATCTTCCATTGGGTCGATGTAGCGGCCATAGTTTTGTTCGATTGGCATTTCAATAGCCATAACTAAAATCCTTCACGCTTATCTGTTAGACCAGTAAAATCACTACTTAACCAGGAACTAACATGAAAACCGATTTCATTCACGAACTTGCAACCTCATGCCATCTTGAAGATACGGGTTCTTTACGCTGGTTCACACAAAAGCTACGCGAGCACATCATTCAAGAGGCCAGGGCGGTTGAGGCTTTGCATGCGTCACCAAATCTTGATGCGCAATACAAAACTCCAAAGAGCGTTATTAACACACTGGTTGATAGGCTGTCATTCATTCAGTAGCCATCCCAGTATCCATTTCAGACAACGCCGCAGCGCCTAAACCTACGCCAACAGGAGCAAAAGCGCCGTAGTAGAGTTTGCGCCAGTCAGTCTCGCCCATCACAGGTTTCTTGCCTGTGTAGCCAGCTTTCTTATGCGCTTCAAGGGCCGCCTGCATTTCGTTAAATGACGATTTGGGCAGCAAACGATAATCTGGATGTGCAAACTCATGAGGCTCAATACGCTTTCTTAAAACATCCCATTTGCGCCATTGCTCTGGGAACAATTCAAGCAGTGGATCAGCCCCGCGACTTTCATCAACATATTCAACCACTTTGTTATAAAACGGATTGAACTCTCTGAACTTTTTGGGTTCAAACACAAGCTTCTCAGGCGTTGCTGATTCAGGAATGTTACTTAAGCCGCCTTGCCTGGTGCGGTACATTCTTGATACATCAGTGCCACCAATAACTTGCACGGCTTTCTCTTGTATTTTGTTTGGCGGCTGGGAAAGAATGGCTTCGACTGTCGGCTCAACGCCAAGAAGATTTGCTATGCGCTCCCTAAATGCCGGCCCCACATCAGGATCATTAAGCAATCGTGGCCACGCATCACGAATCATGTGTAGATCAACCGCTGAGGTATTAGCTCTTTCAAGGTCAATCCATGGCGTGCCAAGCGATGCAGTTTTTGGTCCTAAACCTGGAACTTGATTCATCACACGCATTGTTACGTCACGCATGGTTTCGCCAGGCTGGATTTGAAACATTTCAGGTTTTTGTAGAATGAGTCTTGCAAGCTCTGCCTGATTGCCAAGATTGGCAGTGCCTAGAATACCGAGGCCTCCTTTGCTTGCTGAAGACACACCCATTTCATCAGCAAGATTTTGAGCCAGACCCTTTTCGCCTTTTCTTGCGGCAAGCTCTCGCAGTTCATCCATGTCACGAATTCTGGCTCTCATAGCCAAAAATTCGTTTTGCGTTAGTGGCGCGTTGGGCGAAAGCAAAGCAAAGTTAAGACGATTGAAAATATCTACTTCATCAGGGTTGCTGACATTGTGCGTGCGTATAAACTTCAGCATTAACTGATCATGAACATCCTTAGGCAAAGCTGCTGGGTTGACGTTGTTTGCCTTCATCCAAAACATGTCAGGGATGGTAAACGTGCCCTCAAGGCCGCCAGGGATTTTTATCTCACGCTTGCTTAATGGGTCTGAAATATTGACCGATTCTGGTTTGGTCAACGTCATATTGACGCCAAAAGATTTGCCCCATTTTTCCCATTCTTTCTCGCTAGCCTTAGGTCCTGGCGTCATTGCAGGCTCTTGCCTGTAAGTGGCGCGCCGCTGTTTGGCTTCTTCAATAGCACTCATGGGCACTGCATCAGCTTTCTTGTAAGCAGGCACTGACATTAAAGATCTGGCAATGTCTTTTTCGCCAGGCAATGCTGCTTCTAGGCCAACGGTTGAGCGCTCTAACCCAACGCCTAATGCCTTAGCTCGAGCGGCCTGCACGGCCATCTCTTGGTCGCTTGGGCGCATATTTTCAAAGCCCTTTTGCTTGCGTAAAGCACGCTCTGCGGCTTCAGCACGTTGCAATGCTGCAGGCGTAGGTGGTCCAACCTTTTGAGCCGCCTTAGTTGCTTTAGCAGCTTCTTTGAGTGCTTCAGCCACTGCGGCAGGTTTGCTGCCACCCTTGGCCATATGCACAACCATGCCCTGCACATCAGGATCATCAGTAAAGCGTACCTTGCCGCCCCTGGCATAAGGCTGCACTGGCGTCTTGCCAAACATCACAGCACTAGGCTTGGTTGACTGTGGGCTGAGGTAGCCGGCATAGCCATAGTCGCGGATCAAACGCTCAAGCGCGTTGGTTGCTTCGCCAGGCTGTGCCAATCCTTTGTTTGAGCTTGCCGTCATTGGAATCCTCGTAGTCTCTCGAGCTAACAGGTTAAGCATCAAGGGATCTGCAGCCAGGTCGTATAGGTTCTCGCCCATGGCACGATAGCGGTTAGGCCCTAAGCCAGGCTCGGGCGCAATACCTTCACCGGCATAAAAGTAAGTCCTTGGGCGTATGGCACCAGGAAGGCCTAAGCGTGCAGCCTCTTCGCCCTTGATGCCCGTGCCATAAAACGCAGGGTCCGTTTCAGCCAGGCCTGCCTGCTTGCTGTAATGCGTCAAAGGCGTGCTGACTGTCGTGCCAGCCTCGGGCTTGATCAGAGGTCGCAGGTAGTCGGGCATGCTGCCTTCATAGCGCGGGTTTAAAAACTCGGGCGGCAACAGCAGCGGCTTTTGTGGGGCAAACTGGAAATCATTCCATGCTTGCTTTAACTGCGCATCAATCTCTTTGACCATGTCAGTTTTGCCACGACGATTAGCTTCGTACCGTTGCATGTTCAATTCGTTGATGGTGCGCTTGACCATAGCGTTAAGCGGCGTGTAGTTGACCGTGCTGTTCTGGCCTCGTGTCTCAGTGCTCATAGCCAGGCGTGCAAGGGGTGAGTACATCTGACTGTGGGCTGCCCAGGCAGTCTCCTCACCTTTAGGGCCAAACTCGTTGCCGTGGATTGCGTGACCAAAGAAGTCATGCACCGCACGAAACTTCTCGTTCTCATTCAATCCGGTTTCAGGATCAATTGCTTTTAAATAGGGGTGCTCATCGCCACCCTGGAAGACATACAAGTGCTTGTTGCCGTACACATCCTGCAGCATTTGCTTGCTGTTGCGGTAGTTGCCTTCACCTGCTCGATGATACGAAAGGCTTATAGGCAGGCGCTTGAACTGCTCGTCGGTTTCTTTAGCCATCTGCCGGTAAGCGGCAGCTACCAACTCATCGTAGTTTTTTGCTCCTGATTGCTTGATGACATCAGGCATCTGCCTGGCGTATTGCTCAAAGATCGTTTGCTTGTAAGCAGGGTCATCGCTAGCTGCCAGCATGAACGTGCGGCCAATCGGTGCCTGCTTGAAGATGGAGCTTTCAGGAACGTCAGGCAACTCGTAAGGCTTGCCAAGCACATCCTGAACGTAAGTGTCTGCTGATCGACGAACAAAGTTCGCCGGGTCAGCCATTACTTGCCGTACTGCTTCATCCGTAATTGGTTGCGGAACATCGCTTCCAGTTCGTCCTGTGACAGCGTATCCGGCTTGAGTCCCATCGCTTTCGAGCGTGCCTCGACGCTGGCCTGCAGGCGCTTGAGAGACGCTAGGACGGACGCGGTAGAACGGTCCTTCTGTGGTTGTTTCATAACTAACTCCTTGGCTTGGCATTGTGACAGGCTTTGGTGCGGTTACGTCAGGAATTTTTGCCTTGCCTGCTGTTTTTGCAACATCTTTTAATGCGGCACCCATGCCCGGCATCGATGGCATGGTCATCATTTGCGGGATGATGGGCGGGATCTTGAAGTCAGGCAGGTTCTCAAGCGCCTCTGCGATGTTTAACAGGTAATCGGTGCCTGTCTCTGTTTGCGGCAGCCTGATGTTGCCCGTGATGTATTCCTGTGAGGCTTCACGGGCACGCTGAAGCGGTCCTGTATCGCGTGGATTGCCGCTTGCTGCAGCTTCTTTAACGAAGGTGCCTAAGGACACCGCGGGCGAGGTAAGTGCTTTAGCCACGACGGGCGCACCAGTCAGCAATACATCAAGGCCACCAGCAACACGAGGCATTACCCCTTCGATGCTTTGCAGGACACTAGCCTGGCTTGGCAAAGTTCCTTGGCCATAGCCTGGCAAATAGGACACGCCACGCTTGGGCACTCTACCCATGAACCTAGCTGCGGGATCGCCACCGTCTTGCATGTGGACTGCGCCGCCTTCAGCCTTGGTGATGTCGGGGTCTGATGGGTCGAAAGTGCCAACATTTCCAATAGCCGATTTAATTTGAGTGGCTCCAAAGGGGGCGTAAACTTCTGCGCCGTTCTCAAGCGCAATCACACCATCGTGGCCTAATCGTTTCATAGCATCTGTTGCTACCGTAGACTTGACCAAGTCAAAGCCTCTGGGCATGTGTTCTCTTTCACTGCCTGACTTGTATTTGACCGTCTTTGGGATGCCTTCAAGCAAACTTTCAACGCTTATGCCTAGCGCATTTGCAACGGCGTTAGCCTCGGTCATATCCAGTGGGGCTGACAAGTTTTTTATAAACTGTGTTGCATCAAAAGGGTTTTTAATCGAAACATGCACAGGCATTATGTTGACGTTGGACGGAACATTAGGATCTTCCTCCCAAGGCCTGTGCTGGGTTTTCCAATACCTAAACTTTTGCGATGCAAAATCGTTAGCAAACTCAGGATCGTTTGTTAGCCAGCCGGCAATGTTAGGATTGTTTTCTATCTTTGGATCTTCAATTGGATTGAATTGTTTAATGTTCTGATTGGTTGCGTGATATGCCCTGTTCTTAACGGCACTTGGCTCAATAAATCGCTGCAAATTGGCCGTGCGTTGATCTGCTGTCAAATCAGGCTTAACCGGCTGTGATGATTTTATTGCTGACTTGGCGGCCTGTGCTGCTTGCGCAAGAGCGCCAGCTATCTTGCGTGTCTTCCCACCGTCTTGCATGTGGACTGCACCACCAGCGGCTTTGCTCAGTTTGATGCCGGGAACGTCTGACTTCTTAGGTGCAATGAAGAGCGATTCATAAACGTCATGAGGCATACCGCTCGACAGCGTGACACGGCCAACCACATCACCCATGCCAAACACATCGCCACGGCTCTTAGGGCGTAGGGTGGGGTTATCGCCTGTCATCGTGTTGTACATCTCAACAGGCGTGGCGTATTCGGTTCCTAGGCCGTATTTGTGGCCCATGCCAGACTGCTCAACCGTTGCGATGAACTTGAGCCTATCAAGCAAGGGATCGCCTTCAGGCTTGTAAAGCTGGCGGCGTACCAGATTGGACTTTGTGAGCGAGCCTTGCTTGGGGCCGCCCAGGTCAGGCTCAGTCTCACCGGCTGCGCTCATGATCGGGCGGTTGGTTACCGGGTCAATGATGACGCCCACATCCTCCATGACCTTACGGTCAAGGATCTCGCCCGTCCTGGGGTTGACGAAGGCCCCTGACGGGAAGTCAGCACGGGTCATGTTGTTGGCAGCCAAGACCTTCTCAACCAGTGGCTGGACCTGCGGGAACTTCTCGGGCTGAGAAAACCAGCGGTTGGGCACCGGCACAATCGATGTGCGGCCAGGCGTAGTCAGCCGGGCTGTGATGTCCTTCTCGGGGTCAACGGTTGACTTGATCGCCGTGCGACTGGCTGTGGCTGCCTCACGCAGAGCTTCTGCGACCTTGGGCACCTTGCCACCACCGCCAAGCTTTAAGCGTGTGCGCAGGTCAGCACCGCCGTCTGCCATCTTTACTGGACCGCCATCCTTCAAGCCCAGACGCGCTCTTAAGTCGTTAGCCATGCTCGCCCCCCAGATTGGCGGGATGATACCCGCTTCGCCTTAAGTCGCATAGGGATTATTGATCCTTGTCACGCCAGCGTCGATCAGGTCTTCAGGATCATAGTCCTCAGGCGGTGGCGGGTCGATGCTGAGCCAGCCGGCATCGCGAAGGTAACGCATGGCCTGGCTGAAGGCGTCTACAAAGTCATCATGCGTGGTCTGAGGGAACGAGCAGATCTGCGTGACCATGGCTTCAGCCCAGTCGCGAACATAGCCTTCACGGTTGCTTGACTCGGGCACATAGACCCGGCCAGCCTTCACGATGTTGGCCACGATGCTCAGGCGCTGGACCTTGTCGGCGTTGCCTGGGTTGTAGCTCCTGACCGGGATGTGCGCACGCTGCAGGTCCTGGATCAGCACGATGCCGGCAGCCTTGTCCTCGACCAGCACCAGGTCAACACGCTTGGCATCCTTGCCTTCACCAAAGACAATCTCGTACTCATCTAATACTTTAGGCTTAAGGTCAGGGTACTGCAGCCGGTCTTGCCATGCGTCGATGATCAGTACGCACATGCCGCCGTCCATGGGTTTGAAGACACCGAATGTGATCGATGCCGTGGGATCGTTGACCGTCTTTTCGGTGTAAGCACAGTCATAGCTCTGCAGGATGAACTCGAGCTTGGGCAGGGGCTTATCAGCAGGCCAGAGCCTGAACCAGTCACGCTTGACTATCCCGCCTTCCTCGGCGTCGATGATTTCAGCGAAGATCTCTTGCCGGCCAAGGTTGGTGCCTTCATAGCTGAGGATCTGCCTGCGGAAGTTCTCTGACAGGTTGTCGATGTTGGCGTAAGTCGATGCGGTGGTCAGTACGACATCATCGCCTTCCCTGCTCATCAACTCGATGATCAAGTCTCGAGGCTTGGGTGTCGTTGTGCAGATCAGCCTGGTCTTCATGCCGTCTAGCTTCAGGCGCATACCAAACTGGATCTGGTCCCAGGCTTCCTGGATGTACTCCCAGGCTGCCAACTCATCGAGCCAGCCCCCATGAAACTGTGGACCACGGAAGCGCTCAGGCTCCGATGCGGGTATGCCCTTGATCAGCGAGCCGTTGGTCAGGCGTAGCTCGTGCAGGGCTTTGTTGTAGTCATCGATCAGGACCGCAGGAATCACGCTTAGCAGCCCGCTGTCACCCTCGAAGCATGTACCCCTCACATCACTACTCGTTGGGGCCGCTACGAGCCATCTAGTGGCTTTAAAGGACTGTGCCCACCATGCGATCTGCTCGGCTGCCGTCCTGGTCTTGCCGGCACCGCGGCCTGCAAGCAGCAACCAGATCGACCACCAGTCACCAGGTGGTAGGATCTGGTGATCAAGCGCCTGGCTCATCCAGGTCATGCGCCACTGCCTGGCCGCGGCCTCTTGGGGAGCGTGCGCGTAGACCGACGCGAAACGCTTCCTCGTCTCGGCGTCCTGGAAAATCTCGGCTAAGTCATTTGTTCCCAAGCTGGCGCTTCGCTTCCATGTTTTTTAGGATCGCGTCGAAAAACGCCAGGTCGGCCTGAACGCTGACAGGATTCTCAGCGTCGCCTGCCATCGTCACACGGTCACCGTAGCGCTTGGGGTTCCACTTGCTCAAAAGCTTGAGCCGCGTCTCAACTTGCAAGCGCCTGGCGTTTACATCATCGGATCGTGTAACGGCTACATGCGTCTTGCCATTTGAGTCAACGGTTTCAACCACCTTCTCGTACAGGGCTGGCGTATCAGCTAGCTCGAGGCATTCCTCAGCCATCTTGTCATAGCCTGCTTCTCGTGCGCGTGCGATGCGTACCGAAAGCTGAGGGTCTTGCGCCATCCATTCATACATGTTCGTCCAGTGAGGCATATGCTCATCTCTGCATATCTGCCTTAGTGGTTCTCCTTCACTTAAGCGCCTTGCAATCTCTGCGGCTAGTTCAGGGGTGTATTTGCTGGGGCGGCCAGTTTTCTTGGGCGCGGCCTGGGCCTTTGGTTTCGCGGTCTTGCTCATCACATCTTCCAGTGATATCGATGCTCGGATTATGGCGCTAATCCGAAATTAATTCACTAAGGGTTTTTTTGATGATGGGGTCAAGCAGTAAGTAGGTGCTGGCTCTTACCCTGCCTGGTGATTCTTCGAGGCGCGCTATGGTGGGACGCGAGACGCCTACCATCTTTGCGAACTCGTCCTGGTTCATGTTGAGCGCGGCGCGAGTGGCTCGTAGCATTGCTGGGATTTTTTCAAGCGTAATCATGAGTGATACATTTTACTACGCTTCGTATAAAAAAAGAACCCCCAGGGCGGGGGTGTAACTCTGTTGGGAAGTACAGAGGGGATCTCAGGAAACACGCACACATGGACTACAACTCAGAGTCTAATTCCTCCTCATCATCTTGGCAATCCTCTTCACGCTCAGCACGCTCGCGCTCCCGGTCATACTCAAACAACTGTCGGTCTAGCCATGCGTCATAGTCCATTTGTTTACTCCCCAAGGAATTGGTTGAGGGCGTTGCGAAGTTCAATGACTTGCTCACGAGTCAGGTTCGCTGAGCAGTGGCTGCCAATCTTCCACACTGATAGCCAAAGGTTGTCGTCAAAGTCACTGAGTTTGATGCTCTCGTATTCTTCAGTTTTTATGGTTACGTCAAATTTGCTCATGGTGTTTGCTCCTAGTAGTGGGGCCGTAGCCCCTGGGTTGTTATGCCAATTTCGTAATGCCGTTCTCTGTAACAAGCTTCTCTTGCAGGGCTTTTTCTGCGGCTTGCAGGCTTATGTTGCTGGCAAACATTTTGCGCCACCCTTTTCGGAATGATGGGTGGTAGAACTTGTTTTGACCCACGCTAAATGCACCGCCAGACCTGAAGAGTTCAATGATTTTGTCTTTGTTCATACTGTTTGCTCCTTGTGTTTGCTTGGTGAGATTTAATTATCTTAGTATTTAGTCCAGTTGTCAACAATATTTTTTAAGGGGCTTTCGCCCCATGGTTACCAACCAAAACGCTCAGCGCATACAGGGCCAATACCGAGGTCGATGGATTCCTGATTGCTAAGCTCGCGGCCACAGGCGCTGCAAGATCCAAAGCGCTTGCCATAAGCGATGGCTGCAGACTTGGGATCTTGAGCGGCATCGATGATGCGCTGCTCTTGCTCAGCGCTGCAATCACGCGACTTGAAAAGCTTGCCGTTAAGCACTTTGCCAAGGTAAGTATCGCCCTCTTTGATGTACACAGCGCCAGCGTTTTTGCTGCTCTCGCCAGCAGGGCTAAACACAAAGCTATCAAGGCGAAGCCTGGGCCACTTGATGCCAGCGCTCTTGGCGTTACCGAATGCCACTTCAATGGCCTCAACAGTGACCTCTTTGGCCTGGGCTTTACTCACAGCACGCTCCGCTTCCCACTTCGCTTGGCGCTCTGCCCAGCCCTCAGCGCACTTGGTGGCAGCCGCTAACTGGCGCTCAGTAAGCTTGCCCCACTTCTTGATGGCCTCGAGCATAGCGGATGCAAACTCGAAGCGCTCAGCCTGGCTGTTAGCCCACTGCCATACGAGAGGGTTAGCCTGGGCAAAGGCCTCGAGGGCTTGCTGCTGTTTGCGCTCGGCACGGGCAGCCACTTTAGCGCGGCGTGCATCGCGCTCAGCCTTGGTGAACTTGAAAACCTGATAACCGCGGCCTTTGCAAAGGGTGCAGCTACGATCACCCATGCAATCACCATAGCCAGTCCAAATGCCAGTGCCTCCACACTTGCCGCAAAACTCACGGATCTCGGTATTTGCAACGATAGGCCTTGCATCGAAGATTGCTTCAAGGTCATCTTTCAAGTCGATCATGTTTTGCTCCTGGTGTTTGCTTTGTTTACTGCTGAGACTCCACTGTACTCTCATTTAGTCCACTTGTGTAGACACACGCCAACCATCTGACAAATGGTCATGGTAAGCAACCAAACGGCGGGTCACATGTAGAAGCTCAGCCTCGTCTACCTGGTAATGCTTCGTAAAAGCTTTTATACCCATGCCATGAATGCCAGTGCGTCCCCTATGATGCTCAGGGCATAGCGGTATTGCATCCCAGTGGCTTGCGCGCTGGGCCATGCCAGTCCCTTTGCGCGGGTGATGAATCTCTGCTGGCGTACCAGGCGTACCTTGCAAATGGCAAAGCACACAGCCAATCGCCGCCACTTTATCGAGGTGTTTTTTCTCGTCGGCAGTCATGGCGTTTTTTGTGCAAGCTTTGCAGCGTAAGCCAGGCCTGAACGAAAGCCAGCGCTCCAGCCCTCGGAGTACACCTCTTCAGTCCAGCCCTTATCGTCTTCCCAAGCCACTGAACCAATGAAGTCGGCCAGGTCTGCCAGCATTTGCTTGTGTCGGCCATCGTTGCTCATCAGATCGTGGCCTTGCCCTCGTTGCGCAGGTTGGCTTGCTCGGTCCTCCAGATGTCCACCCTGGCTTGTGCTGCGATCAAATCCCATCTTAGTTTCTCCTCGATTGCGACAGCCTCCTTGAGGCCCTTTAGTAGTTCAACATACTCAGCATGAGCATAAGCGTCACGCTCTTGCGCGCCAAGAGCGCCTTCAATCGATTGCTTCATAAGCAGAGCCTTTTTGCTTTTCCTGAACTCTTCAAGGTAGACGCGCTGCGCTTTGGCATCGGCAAACTGCCGAGCGTTCTTGATAATGTAATCGACTGCGTCATGCGGATCATGTTCTTTGCTCATAGACTCTCACTTTCACCATGCCGGCAATAATTGGATTGCGATAGATTCTCAGGTCCGAGATTTGGTTGTCGTCCTTCCAGACTTTGGCGTGCGTCAGACTGTCCAGCAGGGACTTGAGCAAATTGTCGATGTCCCGCGTGCGTGTGTCCGGCGGGAATACTTCGATCTCGACCCGAAGGTCCCCCTCGAGC